CTTCTTCGTACGTTCGGGCCAGCGGAAAGTGCGTGGTGGGCAAGGTGCCTAAACCGTCTTCGGTTTGAATAAACACAGGGTTCGCAGCCTGCGAGGCGAAGGTGGTTTTACCAACGCCTGCCACGCCATGAATCAAAATGCGGGGGGGCTTGGGCTGGGCCGCGCGCGTGAGATTTGCAAGAGAGATGGCCATTATTGGGCTCCATTAAAATTAGGATCGTTAGCAACAGGTGGCAGACTCGCCACGTCGATTTTTTCTAATTTGTAATTGGGTTTACCGGTTTTAAGCGTGCGCGCAGGCTCAAACAAAGCTCGCACTGCTGGCGGCCAGGCGTTGTATTTCGACTCCGAGACCGTGACCTCGATACCAACGTAGTTGTTCGGGTCCTCGCCCCACTTGTGCAGTGCTTCAACAGCGTCACGGAGTTTGGGTTGGTCGTACTCAGTGCGTTTTGGCAGATCGGCGATAACGACATACCCATCGTTTGCGAACCGAACCCGGCCGGTATCCTTGCCCTCGTCCTTACGCAATGCGTGCGCCCGCTCTGCAAATCGACGGTTGAGTTCAGACTGCAGGAGTTGCTCGTAGTGACGGGCTGTCTCCTTGGTGTGATTTGTTTTTTTCAATAGCTGGTCAATCTCGGTCAGCGGCAGGCTCTCAAGCTCTGCGACATACAACTGCCCAATTTCATCCAGCACGTCAGTCTCAGGTGTCATGGGAGCTCGCTTTCAGTTGGCGTGGTTGGTGGGGGTGGCGGTTTTGAGACGGCTCCTGATTTCAGGTGGCGTCAGATGAGTGCTAGAGCGCATGGCCAGATAGCGATAGCGCCCCTCTGAAATCTTTTGGCTAAACAAGTGAACAAGACCTAGTTCACAAGCAATCCAGGCGCGTCTTGCGACTGCATGCAGACGGTTTCGATCCTTTGGGTTTAAATCGGAGATATCTGACGCACGGTCACGAAGTAACATCCCCTCGTGGTAGACAATTGCCTGCCCAACCATGGCTGATGCAATCCAGTCGCAGAGCATCTCCTCGATTACCGGCTTGTCCGGATGAAATACAGCACTGAACGCCGATTGAGCTAGTTCCCGCCTGCTATTTGTTTGATCGTTCAAAGAATCTGTTGTTTGTTGCGCTGCCAGCACCATCCTCTCCTTAAAAATTTGTGCGTCTTGATTATTCATACCGATTGAGGGGCGATTTACTATCAAGGCACTAGTTCTTGACCCCAAACATCCGCAGGTGCATGCGCAAGTCACGCAACTGCCGGAAGAAAGTTGCCTCGGGTAGACCAGAGGCGACCATTGCTTCTTTAATGGAGCCTGTGAAGGCCAGAAGGTCGACCAGCCTCTGCTGATCGCTTGTTGCAAAGTGCTGTATTTGCTGGAGAGTCAACAAGACATCAGAGTCGCTGAAGAGATCACAGTCCTGAGACCAGGCTGTCTTGGTGACCTCGGAATAGAGCCCACCACACTGCGAACCGTGGAAATCCGGGTCATTTGCTGCTTCTATTGGGGAATGGAACTCGAACCTCTTTCGGTCTGTATTCCGGTTCTTAAGAAAGGTCGCAAGGCAGTGCTTGGACAGCCGCCCTGTATAGGTATTGCAAGAACCCTTTGTAGGGTCGTAGTAGGGGGCTCGCTCTAGAAGGTCGAGCAGGATCTCCTGGTATAGGTCTTGTTGGTCTGCGAAGGAGATGTCCGCCATAACGGCAGCCTGGCGCACTCTTGCTCCTGCTGCGGCCTGTGAGGACCTGAAGTATTCGTCGTTGGCAGCCTCTGAGTTGTAGAAGTGCCCGGGTTCGTCTTGATCTTCGTGTTGCACGTTTGCGGCTCCATTTACGTTTCAATGGAGCTATTTTTCTATGCATCAACAACCCGCGAAAGGCGCGAGATCCCACGCCGAACATTTGGCCAGCCGACTGATCAATCAGCGGGCAGACCGTGCACTTTGCGTGCAAAACGTACAGTCAGGGGGGGCGCTGTACGTTTAGATCAGCGCCCGAGAATTATAAAAGAACACAACAAATCATATACTTACCGAAGTCTGATGTTGTTTGCTTTGGCGTAGTCACGTATCCAGCCGCTTATAGTTCTTGGCTCATAAGTCTTTTCAATACCGTGCGCCTCTTTCAACCAATCGGCGTAATAACGGGCAGCCCGGTCAGCACTTCGATGAACCGATGGTTTTTTTGCCCAGTCCTCGAGAATCAGGGCTTTGTGAGCGTCTAAGTCGCGGTGCGCTAATCGACCGTTCTGACGCGCTTTTTCTTTGGCTTGACGCTTGTCATCCTCCAGAGCGGCTTGAACCTGTTCTTCAATATGCTGCTTGACAGCTGCAGATGCACTGGCTTTTGCCTCATCCAAAAGCTTCTTGTGTCGCGCCTCGACCCTTTTGGACTGACGATTACTCTCACCAGCCATGACAGCCTCCATGGCATCTATAGCGGCCTCAGCAGCCCTACGGTATTGGTAAGAGTCTGCAGAAACTTTTTGTTCACGCTTTGTGAACTTATGTGTCTTGTAGTCGTAGTCGTAGTCAAGACTGTTGATTAGTTCACCAATTTTTGCCAAAGCAAGTGCACCATAGAACTCGTGATCCTCTGGGTCCGCAGTCCCATCGTCGAACACCGGTGACCAGCTTCCCACGACCATCGCAAGGGCATCTACTTCACTCGTGTTCTCTCTCGTTGGACAATCAAGCTCGTCTTCGTGCTCTGACTTTAAATCGCCTAAATTTCCATCTTCATCAGACTCGAAAAACTCGTAACGTTCCTCGCGCAGCAACCGCTCTTTGGCATCTTCTTTCTCACGGTCGAAAAAATCGTCAATCATGTCGTCTATCAAGCTGACCATTTGGTCGACCTGATCATCCGTGCGCGTAACCAAGAGATTTCTTGCCCTCCAAGCGATGCTTGAGACCTGATCAAAGTACCTGTAAGGGATTGGGCCACTGATTGGCTTGAAATTAGCAAATACCCGATACATAACTGACTCCGAGTTCATGTTCGTTTAAGAAACTGGTGCGGACAGATCGCCTGGCTGATAGTTTTTCGCGACTTCATCGGTATGAAGTAAATATGAAGCCGCAAAAGAACCCTGTCGCCCAAACCACCACAGAATTTCCAGACATTTTCGCCCGATTCTTGGCGGAAGGGGTAATTCGGCTGTTACAACGCAAAAAACAACTTGCTAAGTGCACCGAACAGAGCGTTCATAAAGGTGTTTTGAACCCATTGGAGGACACCCATGACATCTAATCACTCACCCTCTAGCCAAACCCTAGCGCGTTTAGCCGCGCTTAAATCAGCCCCTTTTGGGGAACTTAAAACCATGTGGAAACAACTCTTTGATCAGCCTGCGCCACAATTTAATCGTCGGTTTTTAGAAAGCCGCCTGGCCTACCGCATACAAGAGCTGGCCTTGGGCGGATTAAAGCGCGAAACCGTTCGCAGACTTGAGCGCCTGGGCGAAGAGTTAGATGGTGGCAAGCGTGAGGTGCGGCGCGCGCGTTTGAATACCCGACCGCTAACTGGCACCCGCCTGATACGCGAATGGAACGGGGTGAGCCATCAGATCACAGTGGCTGATGAGCACTTTGAGTATCAGGGCAAGCCTTACAAATCGCTCTCGAGCATTGCGCGTGATATTACGGGTACCAACCGCAACGGCTGGGCGTTCTTTGGCTTGAAAAACTCAAGGAAGCTGTCATGACCGCAGCCCCACGCAAACTGAACTGCGCCATTTACACACGCAAATCAACGGAAGAAGGTCTAGAGCAGAACTTCAACTCATTAGACGCCCAGCGCGAGGCGTGTGAGAACTTCATCGCCAGCCAAAAGGCTGAGGGCTGGGTCATGTTGCCTGAGCAATACAACGATGGGGGTTTTTCGGGTGGAAACATGGAGCGCCCGGGCTTAAAGCAACTCATCAAAGCAATAAAGACCGGGGCCATCGATACGATTGTGGTTTACAAAATCGATCGCTTATCGCGCTCACTGGCCGACTTTGCCAAGTTGGTTGAAATCTTCGACGAACATAAAGTGACCTTTGTATCGGTCACCCAATCGTTTAACACCACCACCTCAATGGGGCGACTGACATTAAACATTCTGTTGTCCTTTGCGCAGTTTGAGCGCGAGGTGTCGGGTGAGCGCGTGCGCGACAAAATCTCGGCCTCTCGCAAGCGTGGCATGTGGATGGGGGGTATGCCACCTCTGGGCTATGACATCGTGTCACGCAAGCTTGTGCCTAACCCCCAAGAGGTCAAGATTGTGCAAGAGATATTTCGCCGCTTTTCGTTGGTGCCCTCTATGGCCACCTTGGTGCATGACTTGCGTGCTCGGGGCGTGACCTCTAAATCGTGGGTCACAATCAAAGGCATACAACGCACTGGCAAGCTCGTAGACAAGGGCTTTCTTTACAAAATACTTAATAACCCAGTGTATGTCGGCATCGCTGCCTACAAGGGCAAGCATTACACCGGCGAGCAACCCGCCATCATCGATCAACCCGTGTGGGAAAAGGTTCAGGCCAACCTAGCCAAAGGCAGATCGAATCGACCCCTACACGCGGGCCGTGCAGACCGCACAAGCCAAGCACCGTGCCTACTCAAAGGGTTACTGTATTCAAACGAAGGGCGGTGCTTTACCCCGGGCTACACCCGCAAGAAAGACAAGTTTTACCGCTATTACATTAATACCGATGCGATCAAGATTGGCCCCAAGAGTTGTGAGATTCAAAGGCTGCCAGCAGGTGATATTGAATCAGTCATCACGGCCAAGGTGAAAGAGGTCTTACAAACACCAGAGGTCACAGCCGCTGCAGTGCGCGAGGTCTGTCGCCTGCGACCTGACATAGAAGAGTACGAAGCCATCAATGCTTTGAGATCAATCGATGAGATCTGGAACGAACTGTTCCCCGCCGAGCGCGCTCATATTGTGCGAAGCCTAATTAAGCGCATTACCGTGCGCACCACGGGCCTGACCATCGATTGGGCCTCAGATGGCATGGCCACACTCATTACCCAAACCGTAAGACCTAAAGACGACCTACAGGAGGCCGCATGATTCCTTCAACTGAAATACACATGAGCTTTGCACCCCGAAGCCCTAGGACTGTCATGCTAAACCCCGACGGCACCAGAGCCGTTGCAAGGCGCGCAGCCAAAGTGGACAACAACATGGTCAAAGCCATTGCCAGAGCATTTAGGTGGCAAAAACTGATCTTAGACGGCAAGTGCAACACGCTGCTCGACATCGCGGTGAAAGAAAAGATATGCCCATCGTTTGTGAGCCGCGTGGCCCGTTTATCAACCCTGTCGCCAAGGGTGATTGAGGCGGTGCTAGAAGGCAACCACCCGGCCAGTTTGAGTATGAAAGACTTGTTCAAGCCGTTTCCATCTGATTGGGCGGCGCAGGAAAGAGTGTTTTTAAAAGGAGTAAACGAGGGTTAAACCTGAGAGGGTGTTGCATCTGGTGTTGCATCTGGTGATATAGCGCATCATATAAATTGGTTGTTAACCCTAGCGTAGGACTAAGTTATTCTAAATTCCAATATACTTTGCAAACGAACTGTTATCAAAAAGAAATACGTATACCCATAACGCAACAAACTAACAACCTCGGTTCATTGCTGTAGATAACAACTAAATAAAAATTGAAATAGGAACAACAACATGGTCAGCTCGCAACAACGTGCCGCATTGCAACGTCAGATCTGGCAGATCGCTAACGATGTTCGTGGCTCCGTTGACGGCTGGGATTTCAAGCAGTACGTTTTGGGCACCTTGTTTTATCGCTTTATCAGTGAGAATTTTTCAACTTACATAGAAGCCGATGACAACAGCATCATTTATGCAGCACTGCCTGATAGTAGTATCTCAGCTGAAATTAAAGCCGATGCGATTAAAACTAAGGGCTACTTCATTTACCCCAGCCAATTATTCGCCACAATCGCCGCCAGCGCCAACAGCAACGAATGCCTAAATACCGATCTGGCCACTATTTTTGCCGCTATTGAAAACTCTGCCAACGGTTACCCCTCAGAACGAGATATCAAAGGTCTGTTTGCCGATTTCGACACCACCAGTAATCGTCTCGGAAATACTGTAGTAGATAAGAACACCCGTTTAGCTGCGGTTTTGAAAGGCGTAGCGAAGTTGGAATTTGGTAATTTTGAGGAAAGCCATATTGATCTGTTTGGTGATGCCTACGAGTTTTTAATCTCTAATTACGCCGCGAATGCTGGCAAATCAGGGGGTGAGTTTTTCACCCCACAGCATGTGTCTATGTTGATTGCACAGCTTGCCATGCACAAACAAACGAGCGTCAACAAGATCTATGACCCTGCCTGCGGTTCTGGCTCACTTTTGCTTCAGGCTAAAAAGCACTTTGATGCGCACATCATTGAAGACGGTTTTTTTGGGCAGGAAATAAGCCACACTACCTACAACCTAGCACGTATGAATATGTTTTTGCACAACATAAATTACGACAAATTCGATATACAGCTAGGTGACACCCTTCGAAACCCATGCTTTGGTGATGACAAACCCTTTGATGCCATCGTTTCTAATCCGCCTTACTCAATAAAGTGGATCGGCAGTGATGACCCAACCCTCATCAACGATGATCGCTTCGCCCCAGCGGGTGTGTTAGCCCCAAAATCAAAAGCCGACTTTGCCTTTGTGCTACATGCGCTAAGCTATTTATCAAGCAAAGGTCGTGCCGCTATCGTCTGCTTTCCCGGTATATTTTACCGTGGTGGTGCGGAACAAAAAATCCGACAGTATTTAGTAGACAACAACTATGTTGAAACCGTGATTTCGCTCGCACCCAATCTGTTTTATGGCACCACCATTGCAGTGACCATATTGGTATTGTCTAAACACAAAACTGACACGACGACACAGTTCATTGATGCAAGCGCCCTATTCCAAAAAGAAACCAATACCAACATGTTGCTAGATACGCACATCGACCAGATCATGACGGTATTCGATAGCAAGGCCAATGTCGATCACTTTGCCCAGTCGGTACCTTTTGAGAAAGTAGCTGCCAACAACTACAACCTATCAGTTAGCAGCTATGTCGAAACAAAGGACAACCGCGAGGTGGTAGACATAGCTCAGCTCAATGCCAAACTGAAAACAACTGTCACCAAGATCAACAAGCTGCGGGCAGAGATTGATGCCATCGTTTCGGAAATTGAAGGTGAGAGGCTGGAGAAATGAGCAACGAGAACTACCTGGAAAAGCTGCTGGATGGCGCTGCAGTGGAGTGGAAGGGATTGGGGGATGTGGCTGAAATATACGGTGGTCTAACTGGCAAGAGTAAGGCGGATTTTGAAAATGGCAACACCAAATATATTTCATATAAAAATATATTTGACAATATAGAGGTCAATTTCGACATCCTTGAATCTGTCAAGGTGTCGAATTCTGAGAATCAGAATGAAGTCAAATACGGCGATATTCTATTTACAGGATCATCGGAAACTGCTGACGAGTCGGGTATGTCTGCGTCGGTTACGACGCAGCTTAAAGATGCAATTTATTTAAATAGCTTTTCGTTTGGCGTTAGATTTAATGACGGCACTCAGCTAACCCCAGAGTTTTCAAAATACTTATTTCGCAGTAATTTCATGCGTGATGAAATTTCGAAGACTGCTAGCGGCGTAACTCGTTTTAATATATCAAAGGCGCGCTTTAAAAAAATCAAGATCCCCATCCCCTGCCCAGAAAAACCAAAAAAATCGCTAGAAATTCAGACCGAAATCGTTCGCATACTAGACACATTCACCGAGCTTACAGCCGAGCTTACAGCCGAGCTTACAGCCCGCAAAAAACAATACAACTACTACCGCGATCAGTTGTTAAGTTTTGAAAAAGATGAAGCAGAGTGGAAGCCTTTAGATGAGGTCTTCGATATCTTTGTAGGTGGTGACGCGCCAAAGGATGCACTATCAAACACTGAAACAGAGGAATTCAATATCCCGATTCTATCAAACGGAATTGGCGATAACTCACTATACGGGTGGACCAACAAGGCAAAAATCGAAAAATCGAGCCTGACCATATCTGCGCGGGGCACTATAGGATGGACAAGCTACAGGGAAGGTCCATTCTTTCCAATTGTGCGCCTGCTTGTCTTGACACCAAAAACAAGAGTAAATCTGAAGTACGCCTACTACTTCATGAAGACTATTGAGAATGAATATAAGGTTCCTGAGGCGGGCATACCTCAGCTTACGAAGCCAATGCTCAAGGATATTAAGATACCGCTGCCGTGCCCTGGCAGTATTGAAAAATCGCTTACGGAACAATCCCGCATCGTCTGCATTCTTGATAAATTTGATGCGTTGACAAACTCCCTCAGCGAAGGCCTGCCGCGCGAGATTTCACTTCGCCAGAAGCAGTACGAGTACTACCGCGACTTGCTGCTGAACTTCCCAAAACCGGAAGTGATTACCTGATATGACCAAGACGCTGACCGAGATTGCTCAGCAGGTGAAAGACGCTGGCAAAAAGGTGCAGTTGATCTACGCCTTCAATGGCACCGGCAAAACTCGCCTGTCGCGTGAGTTTAAGAACTTGATTGCCTCCAAACTGGACCAAGATGATGTGCAGTCTTCGGGTATGGCAGAAAAGAGAATTCTTTACTACAGCGCCTTCACTGAAGACTTGTTTTATTGGGATAACGATCTGGGGATGGATGCTGAGCCAAAACTGAAAATTCAACCCAACTCGTTTACCAAGTGGATTCTGCAAGAACAAGGTCTGGACCAGAGCATTGCCAGCACCTTTCAGCGGTACACCAGCGATAAGTTGACACCGCATTTCGATGCAGACTTTTCTTCGGTCAGCTTTTCATTCGAGCGCGGCAACCAGGAGTACAAGTCCAGAATCAAGATTTCGAAGGGTGAGGAAAGCAACTTCATCTGGAGTATGTTCAATGCCTTGATCGAACAGGTGATTTCCGAGCTGAATATCGCCGAGGTCTCAGACCGCTCCACCGATGTTTTCAATAATTTGTCCCATGTGTTTATTGATGACCCAGTGAGTTCACTGGATGAAAATCACTTGATCGAATTGGCGGTCAACTTGGCTGGGTTGATTAAATCCAGTCAATCAGAACTGAAGTTCATCATCACCACGCACAACCCGCTGTTCTATAACGTGCTGCACAACGAGCTGGACCTTAGAAAAAAGGGCAAGAACGAAGGCTGCTATCTCCTGGAGCGCCACGAAGACGGGTCTTTCGGCTTGACCGTGAAGCACGGCGACTCCAACAAGAGCTTTTCCTACCACCTGCACCTGTTGCAGACCATCGAGCTGGCCATTGCTGGTAACAGGGTTGAACGGTTTCACTTCACGCTGCTTCGCAATCTGTACGAGAAAACGGCTAGCTTTTTGGGCTACCCGAAGTGGTCAGAGCTGTTGCCAGATGACAAGCAGCTTTACTACAGCCGCATTATCAATTTCACCAGTCATAGCACGCTGTCCAACGAGGCCGTTACACAGCCCACGCCAGCAGAGAAAGCCACGGTTAAGCATTTGCTCGATCATTTAAAGGATCACTACGGCTTTTGGCAAAAGGAACAACAAAATGGTTGATTACACCAAGCCCATCGCAGAATCAAATAACTTCATCGTTCTAGATAAGTACACCCAAGAGTGGAAGGCTGCAGAAGGTTACCAAAGCGAAAGCGATCTTGAGCGAGAACTCATTCAAGATTTACAAAATCAGGGCTATGAATACCTGCCCAGCCTTACTACGCCTGAAGCCCTACTTGCTAATGCTCGCGAACAACTTCAAACACTCAACACCATGCGGTTTACTAACGGCGAGTGGTCGCGCTTTGTAAAAACATTTCTGAACAAACCCAGCGACAGCATCGTTGAAAAAACCCGAAAAGTTCATGACGATTACATTCACGACTTTGTCTTTGATGATGGCCACATTCAAAACATCTATTTGTTCGACAAAAAGAATATCGCCCGTAACAAGCTTCAAGTTATCAAGCAGTTTGAGCAAACGGGTAGTCACGCCAACCGCTACGATGTGACCATTTTGGTCAATGGATTGCCTTTGGTGCAGGTAGAATTAAAGAAGCGTGGGGTGGCGATACGAGAAGCCTTCAATCAGGTGCATCGCTATAGCAAAGAAAGCTTCAACAGTGATAATTCTTTGTTCAAGTATTTGCAGCTGTTCGTGATCTCAAACGGCACAGACACCCGTTACTTTGCCAACACCACACAACGCAACAAGAATAGCTTTGACTTCTCCATGCACTGGGCGCAGGCAGACAACAGCCTAATTAAAGACTTAAAAGACTTCACAGCAACGTTCTTTCAAAAGCACACCCTGCTTAATGTGCTGCTTCAATACTCAGTGTTTGACGTCAGCAACATGTTGCTTGTCATGCGCCCTTACCAGATTGCAGCAACCGAGCGCATTCTGTGGAAGATCAATAGTGCGTATCAGGCAAAGAACTGGAGCCATGCCGAAAGTGGTGGCTTCATTTGGCACACCACTGGTTCGGGCAAAACACTGACTAGTTTCAAGGCGGCACGTTTGGCTACAGAACTTGACTTCATCCACAAGGTTTTCTTTGTGGTTGACCGCAAAGATCTTGATTACCAGACTATGAAGGAGTATCAGCGCTTTTCACCTGACAGCGTAAATGGTTCAGACAGCACGGTGGGTCTGAAGCGCAACCTAAATAAGGATGACAACAAGATCGTTGTGACCACTATACAGAAGCTCAACAACCTGATGAAAAACGAAACTGACTTGCCCATTTACGGTCAGCAGGTTGTGTTCATTTTTGATGAATGTCATCGTAGCCAGTTTGGTGAGGCGCAGAGAAATCTAAAAAGGAAATTCAAAAAGTTTTATCAATTTGGCTTCACCGGTACGCCAATCTTCCCTGAGAACGCTTTGGGCGCTGAAACGACGGCTACCGTGTTTGGACGCGAACTACATTCGTATGTAATTACCGATGCCATTCGCGACGAAAAGGTACTGAAGTTTAAGGTAGATTACAACGATGTTCGTCCACAATTCAAAGCCTTAGAGACCGAACAAGATGAGAAAAAACTGAGCGCGGCTGAGAACAAGCAAGCTTTGTTGCACCCAGACCGTATTCGTGAGATCACACAGTACATTGTCAACAATTTTTGGCGAAAAACCCACCGCCAGCAAGCAGGCAACAAAGGTTTTAACGCCATGTTCGCAGTCAGTAGCGTAGATGCTGCTAAGCTTTACTACGAGTGCTTTAAAGACCAGCAGAAGAACAGCGACAAGCCACTAAAGATAGCCACTATCTTCTCATTTGCTGCCAACGAAGAGCAAGATGCAGTCGGCAATATTCCAGACGAAAGTTTTGATGTATCGGCCATGAACAGTAGCGCAAAAGAGTTTCTAAGTGCGGCTATCGACGACTACAACGCCATGTTTAAAACCAACTTTGGCATCGATAGTAATGGCTTTCAAAACTATTACCGTGATCTGGCTAAACAGGTCAAAGCAAAAGAAATCGACTTACTCATTGTGGTGGGCATGTTTCTGACAGGCTTTGATGCGCCTACGCTAAATACTTTGTTTGTGGATAAGAACCTGCGCTACCATGGCCTAATGCAGGCCTACTCTCGCACCAATCGCATTTTTGACGCCACTAAAACCTTCGGTAATATCGTCACCTTCCGTGATTTAGAAAAAGCGACTATCGATGCCATTACCCTATTCGGCGACAAAAACACTAAAAACGTTGTCCTAGAAAAGAGCTACAGGGAGTACATGGATGGCTTCACCGATATAGCGACAGGTGAGGTGCGGCGTGGCTTTGTCACGGTGGTGAAGGAACTGGAAACGCGCTTTCCAAACCCTGCAGCCATTGAAAAGGAGGCTGACAAGAAGGACTTCAT